CAACCTAGACTACTTTGAAAATAAAGCAGTGCCTAGATATATTATTACAGTCAAGGGCGCAACCTTAAGTAGGGATGCAGAAAGAAAACTATTAGAGTTTTTCCAAACAAACTTAAAGGGAAAGAACCATAGATCTTTATACATACCACTACCAGCGGATGACGAAGGTAATAAAGTAGAGTTTAAAATGGAAGCCGTAGAGTCTGGTGTACAGGATTCATCATTTAATAATTATAGAAAAATGAACAGAGATGAAATTCTAATTGCACACAGAGTTCCAGTATCAAAGATAGGACTGCCAGAAGGCGTGTCACTTGCCGCTGCTAAGGATGCAGATAAAACATTTAAAGAGCAGGTTGCAAGACCAGCACAAAGAAATCTAGAGAAAAAAATAAATAGATTAATCGGCGAGCTTACCGACGCTTTTGTTTTAAAGTTTAATGAACTAACTTTAACTGATGAGGATACCCAATCAAAGATTGATGAAAGGTACCTGAGAATGAAGGTCATTGTTCCAAATGAAGTTCGTGCTAGACTTGGTATGGCTGGAAGATCTGGTGGCGATGACCCAGTTCAGTTAACTGGACAACAGGCTGCTGATCAAACAGCGAGGGCTACTGCTAATCGTAATAGAGATCAACAGAGAACAGCAAATGCAACTGATTCAAACGATGGTGCAAGAAATCCTCAAGGTGAAGGGCGTAATACGCCCTGATTTTGTATTTTCATAAAAACGTTGCTAAAATAGGTACACCATGGAAATAAAAAAAGCTAATTGGTATTCAGACGGAGACTCATTAAAACTCTCCATGCCTATCGCAAAGGTAGACAAAGAACGCAGAATCGTATCTGGATTCGCCACCCTTGATAATATAGATCAACACGGGGACATAGTTTCATCAGAGGCATCAACAAAAGCATTTGAAAGATTTCGTGGAAATATTCGTGAGATGCACCAACCACTCGCTGTTGGTAAAATGGTCTCATTTAGAAAAGAAACAGTATTCGATAAGCAAAGCGGAAAAGAGCATAACGGAGTATTCGTAAACGTTTATGTATCTAAGGGCGCACAAGACACATGGGAAAAAGTATTAGACGGAACACTATCTGGATTTTCAATTGGTGGAAACGTTAAAGAGGCAAAAAATGAATTTGTTGCAGAGCTAGAAAAAACAGTCCGCATTATTAAGGACTACGATCTAACAGAGCTATCACTTGTAGACAACCCAGCAAACCAATTATCAAATGTATTATCAATTCAAAAAACATCAGACGGAAACGTTTATAAAGGAATTGCAACAGACGTAAAGGTAGAGAATGTTTTTTATGATAAAGAAAACGACTCAATATTCCTATCGACAGAATCAGAATTTAAATCACCAACATCAGAAAACAACTTAGAACTAATAGGTTGGGTAGAAACAAATGACGCTAATAAATCTTTAGAGATAACAAGAATTCTTGAGGCCTATAAAACTTCAAGAGCAGTTTTGCCTGAGAGCATTGTTGAAAAACAATCTGGGCAAAATAATGAAACTACCGAAGGAGGTGTTACTGTGGCAGAAACTACAACAGTAGAAGATACCAATATAGAAGCAGTAGCCGAAGTTGAAGAAGTAACAGAAGCGGAGCTTGCTAAATCAGCTGATGCAGAGGAAGCACCAGCAGTAGAAGCAGCAGAAGCTCCAGCAGTAGAAGAGCCTGCAGCAGTAGAAGAGGCCGCTAACATTTCTGAAGTTGAAGTTGAAGAAACTGATTTTGCAAAAATGTTGGACAATATGAAAGCATTCTTCTCAGCAGAGATAACAAAAACAGCAACCGCACAGGCAGTGTCAAACTTGTCTACAAAGGTTGATGAAAAAATTGCTGAAATTACAAATAAGTATAATGAGCTTGAACAAGCAGTTAGCAATATAAAATCACACATCTCTAGCGTTGAAAAGCGTATTGATGGAGTTGAAAGTGATACAGCAATAAAAAAGTCTTCTGATCTGGACGGGTCAGATGTTAAAATAACAAAAAGTACGTGGGGCGGGCATTTCCTCAGCGTCCGTAACATTGACTAATAAAATCTATAAAAAAGATGGAGGTGAAATAAAATAATGAGCGATATCCTACAAAAAGTAGTAGATACAACAGACGTTGGAGCAGGTGGCGGAGGTTTGCTAACAAAAGAGCAATCTAACCGTTTCATCGACTACATGTTTGATGCAACAATACTTGCCCGTGCAGCCAGAACTATTCGTATGAGTTCAAACACCGCTGATATTGACAAGGTCGGTGTTGGTACAAGATTGATGACAGTTGCAACTGAGTCTACAGACACAGCTACAAATGCAGCAGTTACATTCACAAAGATTTCTTTAACAACAAAGAAACTACGTCTTGACTGGGAACTTTCAAGCGAAGCACTAGAAGATAATATCGAAGGTGCTGATCTTGAAGATCACATTGCACGTCTGATGGCAACACAGGCTGGAAACGACATCGAAGATCTTTTGATCAACGGTCTCGGAACTGGTTCTGGTTTGATGTCAGCATTCGCAGGTTTCCGTTCGCTAGCACTTTCAAGTGCTAACGTCGTAAACGCTGGTGGTGCAGTAATCAGCAAGGCAGTATTCAATAGCGCAATTAAGGCATTACCACGTAAGTACAAGCAACGTCGTAATGAGTTAAGATTCTTCACAGGTTCAAACCTAGTGCAAGATTATCTATACAACCTAACAACAATTGGCGCAGGAGGAACTCCAGAAGACATTGCATCGTCAATTCTTCGTGGAAATCCTAACGGTCCAGCTGGTGCTCCAGGTGGCGTAGTTCCATTCGCATTTGGTATACCAGTAGTTGAGGTACCACTAATCGATGAAACTCGTGCTGGTGATTACTCAGGTGCAACAGGAATACACGGAGACATTCACTTGTCTTTCGCTAACAACTTTGTTGTTGGTGTAAAGCGTGAAATTCAGGTTTACCGTGAATTCAAGCCAAAGAAGGACACAATTGAATATACCATGTTCATCAGAACAGGTTGTGCAATTGAGAATCCAGAGGCTTTTGTTGTGGTTAAGAACGTAAAAGTTTCTTCATAACAACCCTTAAAAACTAAATAGTCTACTGGGGGGCCCGAAAGGGCTCCCCTTTAGTCATTTTTGGTGCTATAATTAGTAAAGAAAAGACGAGAGGAGAATTAATGTCTTTCAATAATCTGAGGCTCGAGGAGCTTCAAAAGGTAGCAGAAACCTTCGCCGTAGATCACCAAACTGCAAATAATAAAGCCGACCTAATTGCACTTCTTACTGAAGAGGGCATAAGCTTTGAAATGTATGAAAAGTTTTCAAATGCTGATAAGGTTGATCCAGAGCTTTCGCCTGGAGTAGTAAAGACTGCCCCAGAGGCCCCAACGGATGGTCAAGTTTTAGTAAAAATGGAGCGAATGAATCCTAGATACGATGTTAATGAGTTTACCTTTACAAAGGAAAATCCATTTATTGTTATGTCTGAACCAAAAGCTCAAGAAATTTTTGATAGCCAAGAAGGATTTAGACTGGCTACACCCAAGGAGGTTCAGGAGTTTTATTCCTGATTTAAATGGAGTTATACACAGGTCTGACCCAAAAGATATACCTAGACGTATATGAAGATGGTGAGTTAAGCGCAACAGATTCGAACCCTATTGTAACTATATATGACGGGGTTACCGACGTACAGCTATTCAATGCTTTTGCAGAACCAGAGATAGATGATGAAGGTCACTATGGGTTTTCTATCCTTGATAACTATTTAACCGTAGATAAAACAATCAAGGCCGTATGGTCGTATGCTGTTGACGGCAACACAATGCAGACTGTTAATTATTATAATGTGGTAACTCCATATATTTCAATATCAGAGGCTTATACAAAATTACATCTGGGCAGAGAAGTAGGTGACTCAAACTATAAGCCATTCCATGAAATGGCAGAGGCAGAACGATTTTCCAGGTTTATGATAGAAAACTATACTGGAAACAAGTTTGGAAAGTATGACGGATCTATCACAGCATATGGTCAGGACTCTGACGTACTGTACCTGGGAGAAAGAATAATATCCTTTACACAATTAAAAGAAAACAATAAGGTTGTCGTAAATACAACTGGCGGAATAAATGTATTTGGTTATCCAATTGAGGTTACAGAAACAAATCACTCTATACGAATATATTCAACAAATGATATTTCTGAGGGTGGACAAAAAGACCTAGTATACCCGTCAAAAGGTAGCTTCTTAAATGGATATAAGTACGATATTACTGGCGTATTTGGCTGGAAGTCTGTTCCAGAAAAAGTCCAATTAGCAGCGTTAATGCTAATGAAAGATT